GGGTATGGGTAAGAAAAAAGGCCCCATCATGGAAATCGGTGAATTTTTTTTGGAAAATTTTGGACGGAGAACCGTGGGCATTCTCAAACACCCCCTTTTATGGCGGTGGGTAGGTGGGTTAAATAGGTGGCCACCCACATAGGGCCTACCCATGCTATATATTCAGTGAACAAATTAAAATTAAACCATATTCTTTTTAGTTCTAACCACTTAATAAAATAAAATGATATAAGTTATCATATAAATTATTTAAAGTCCTTACAGACAAAATAAAAGGGGTACTAACTAATTTTGTCCGTACCCCTTTTCCCTATCATGTTACATTCTATTATTTTTTTAGTCCTCATCTTCCTCGTCCTCGTCTTCCTCCTCGTATGGTGTGGTATCTATTACGCTGTCCCACAAACTTTCATCCTCAAAAATTTCAGACATATAACCGCTTTCGCTGATATATAACCTTACTTCTATACCGCTTAAAGATTCGTAATTTCCATATCCATTTTGTTGGATATAATCTTTATCTTTATCAAAACCTTCCTCAAGACTATTAAGCACCTCCAAAGGTGTGCTACTCATCAAGAAGTCATCCAAAGAACTCATCTCATAGAATTGTTCTGTAAGATTATACTTGTCGCAAAACTTGTTGAAAATCTCAACTTGCTCGTTATTAGAAAGGTTGTTAAACTCGTTTTCAAAATTCTTAAAAGTAAACATAATTCAATGTTTTAAATTTAACCGATACTTGAAATAGGGTGGTCGGTTGTTAACCCCTTTGTTATTGATTTACTATGCAAAGGTACGCAATTATTTTGAAACTACCAAACATTTTACTAAAAATCTTAATAGCGTTAACTTTTATTAACAAATAGCATATTATTCCTTCGTGTGTGCGTATATATAATAATAAGATAACATACGCTATTAAGTCATTTATTTGCGTCGTATTCGTTTGAAATAAAGATTTAGTATAATTGTAGGTTTATTCTATTAAAACCGCTTAAAAAGGAAATAAAACGCATATAAGCAAAAAGTAGTACCCTAATAGATACTACCTTCAATTTATATTACTTCACCAACATATTCCATAACATTTTTAAGTCGTGTGCTTTGCCTATGTGGATAACGTTCTGTACTTTGTATGTAACTACTTTCGTTTGTTCCTCGTCTTCGAGTCCTGCCTCCGCTTGCTTGATATTTTCTTTTTTTGGTGCAACGTATATCCAACCTTCAATCTCCGCACGTATTGTTTCGTCTGTTACCACTTTTTCGTCCAAAATAAAGACGTGTTCAAATGTGGTTTTGTCAGAAGGTCGGTAATTCATTGTAATATAGTATTGTTCACTATCTTTATCAGACTGAAGGATATAAGGATACATACCTTCTACAAAGTGCATTCCTTTGCGTGGTGCTGCTTTGTATTCTGTTTCTATTCCCTTCTTTTCTAATGTTGCGTTTACACTATTCACATAACTACCAAAACGGCAATTAGTAATAAGTGTCATCTTTGTTACACGTCCAACAAAAGGACAACTTTTACCTCCCCTAAATTTAGGCTCTGACTTCACGACCATTGCAGAACCAAACTTTGTGCTAATAGTCTTAATCAATTTGTAAACGCTTTCGATGTTTGTTGTATTATTCATAATTCAATGATAATTAATTTAACGGACATTTTATTTAGGTAGTCCGTTGTTATACCTTTTTGTTTTGATTCACGTTGCAAAGATAGATATAATTTTTTAATCTACCAAATAATTAGATTAAAAATTTTAGTGTATTAACTTTTATTAACAAATTAATTGTTTTCCCTTTCGTGTGTATATATAATATAAAAACCGACACGAAAAAAATATCATGTCGGATAATGTGTTATTTTAATACCTATTGTGTCCATAATTCTTTTCCACGTAATGTTCACCGATTTTATTATAGATGTCTTCAATGTGGATAAGTATTAGACACACGAAATAGACACCTAAAATAATAAACCACGCTGAAATATTTTGACAGCCACTAAGAAGTAAGTAAGCGTTTACAATATACATTAATATTGTTGACAAACATACCAAGCCATGTTGTATAAAAATTTTATTCATAATTCAATATTTTAATCTTCCAAAAGCAATAAACAGACAAATAAAGTGACATACCATGTAGAAACATTCTGACTTGTATGCAAATAAATAATATTTGCCACAATTAACAATACAGCTAAAAGACAAACTAAACCATACTTCTTAATAATTCTCTTCATAATTCAATGACTTTATTTTTTACCGATACTTTATATAGGGCGGTCGGTTGTAAACCCTTTATTGTTGAATGATGTTGCAAAGGTATGAAATTATTTTCATTCCACAAAATTATTATAGTTAATTAATGTTAACGCACGTATTCTACTTGTACTTATATAAGTCAGTGTTTGGATATGTTTGATGTTGTTTATATGTCTTATATGTGTTTATATATAATATAATAACAAAGGGACAGCAATATAAATTACTATCCCTTTTATACAAGTTATCTATGTGTTTGTTTATTAATACTCTTGTTCCTCAAAGTAGTCAATAATCTCATCAATATTATCATTAATGGTTAACATAACATCGCTTGATGTTCCACTAACAACATTTCCGTTGTGGTCATACTTAAAGAAACCGTCATATGGGTTAAACTTTCCCATTGCGAGTTTGCGTGCAACTTCAAATGGTTGGTAGTCTTCAAATTCGTTATCAAAATCACTCATTTTGTACCATTTGTTTGGTGACTCTACAGCGTCCCAATACTCTTCGGCATATTGAAATTTCTCTACTGGAGATAAAGTTTCCCACTTTTCATATAAATTTTCCATATGTATATTTTACTTTTTATTATGTATTTATTTGCTTTAAAAGTTGATTTAATCTTATATAATTATCATACATACTCTATTTGTACTTAATTAAGTATGTATGTAATAATAATTTATAATTCGTTTGCGTTATATTCTATAATGTTATCAATATCGGAATTAATATCCTTCATTACATCTTCTGCGTTTCCGCTAACTAAAAGATGATGCTCGTTGTATCTAAAGAAACTATCTCTTATATCAAACTCTTTTGGCTGAATTATACTTAAAACATCAATAGGTTTGTAACCTTTTAGTTTGGTATCTATTTCATTCATTCCAAACCACATTTTTGGTGACTTAACACTCTTCCAATACTCTTGTGCATAAAAGAATTTATCTATAGAAGATAATGTTTTCCAAATTCTATATAAACGTTCCATAAATTATTAAATGTATATTTTATCTATTCTATTTAATAAATATGTTTATTTAGAATAAAAATAACTCCCTATTAATAGAGAGTTATCTTCTTTATTTCAATTTTACTATACTCATCGCTATCTATTACATTAATATAAATTGCGTGTTCATTCTCATCTACAAAAATGTCGTCTATAGGAAACTCGTTTTCAAAGTAAGACATATCTTCTTTGAAAAGTTCCTTCATTTTCTTTTTAGCGTCTTCCAAGTTATTGAACGCTACAATAGTAGAGTAATCGGTATCATTATATGTCAGTGTTTCTTTTGCTATAATAAATATATCTTTTCCTTCCATAGTTCTATTTGTTTAATTTGTTAATAAATTTAGTTACTTTTCCCACTTATCAAGTATTGTTTCGGTAATTCTCAATGTAGTGTGAACACTATTCTGAACTTCTGAAATGTGCATCATATCATCACTCTTTGTAACAATATAATCATTCTTATTCATTTTGGAATATTCACTCTCGTAAATACTATCAAATGTGTCCTCCATTGCTTGTTTAGCACTTCTTTCATTACTAAATGTGCCAAGTACTAATACATCATTAGTAAACTTAACTTTTTCCTCCAACGTTAAAACGTACACTTTCTTAATCTGTTTCATAATTCTTATTTGTTATTGATTTACGTATGCAAATTTAAGCATAATATTTGATATTACCAAATTATTAATGTTAAAATATGTTAATCGCTTTATAAAATAAAAAAGGATAGAACAAATAAAATTAATTACATTGCCCTATCCTAAAACATTTGAATTATGAATTTATATTTTTACTATTTCTATTTTAGTAGAATATTGCTTATCGTGACTATTAAGTATTACATAGTTTTTAGATTGTTTGTAAACCTTATATAATCCCAAACAAGTTAACTTATCTACTTGTGTATTACTAAATTGTTTCGCTTCCTTTTTTGTGTCAAATTCATAACTATCATCTTCGATAACTTTATTATTGTCTATTACCAAATTATATTTGACTGAATATGTATTATTCTTTTTCATAACCCTATATATTAACTGAAATAAAGTAAATCAAAGAAGAACGTAATCAAATCTTCCTTCTTCATATCTTTAATCTCAATCTTAACTTTATCCTTGTCATTCTCTCCCAATCGGACAAAATATAATTCTGCAGGTTTCTGTACTAAACTGAAATAACGTCCGCTTAATACGCTTAAATCATCAACGTTTTTAATTAATTCTTTTGTGAACTTGAAGATAATACGTTTAACATCATCTTCCGTATATTTATCATACGATATAAAGTAAGATAAATTACACATGATACTATATTTAACCTTCTCGTCTAATTCGTGTGTAATCTCTTTAATTGATATGTTATTTCTCAAACACCAACCATATAAGCGTGCAAATAGATACTCATTATAATTTTCTCGTGCGATGATACGATTATACTTATAATCATAGTCAAAGCATACCGCAACCATGTCATTATCTTTGTTTGAAAGATAAAAACGTTTCAAGTTATATGCAAGTTTAATTACGTTTACTTTGTAATAAACGTTCTCCAAAAACCCTTCAAAGTCATTATCTTTAATAACTTTATCCAATAGAGATTTTAAATTAGGAGTTTTCATAACTTTATTTTAATTGTTTTGTAGGAATATTACTTTATTGTTTACGTATGCAAAGGTAAACAATTTATTTCAATTAACCAAATTATAATAGTTAATAAAAACAAAAAACCATAACTACTTATCTCAAGCGGTTATGGTTTAAATCTAAACAATTTAATAACTAATATTAACTACAAAACTTATCTATACTAATCTATATCGGAAATTGAATGCCAACCATTTTCTGTTTGTTTCCATGCAACATTAAACTTCTCTTTCTTATCTCCAAAGGCAAGTTTAAGCACTGATACATCGTTTCCAACGTCCGTTAGTGTTATCTCTGTTGCAAGTCCCCCTAAAGTTTCATTCAATCGTTCAGAAAGGATTTCTCGCTTTCTGAACTTTGCAGGTTTCCAATTCTTTAATAAGTTGGATTTTATTACATCTCTAAATGTACTCATAACCTTATATCTTATAAGTGAAAGTTTGGTTTAATACGCTTATATGTCTTCTCGTTTGGACACTTGTTGCTTGATACAACAACGTCCATTGCCCATGAGCCGATAAACTTTAATTCCCCTTCCTTAGGCTCGTAATCATGACTTCTGCCATTACCTAAAGATGTAAGGATAGGTAAAGGATGCACGACTAAATCATCACTTGTCTTACCACTTGGACAATCCTCAATGTCGACAAATTCCTTCTTTGTCTTATTGATAAAGTAGCGGTACTCATTCACCTTCAAGTCCTTTACATCCTCATCGGTGTTATTGTCCCTTGCAATATCGTAATAGTTTTTCCCCTCTAATACATCATCTGCATAGTCACCACACCATACCATAGGATAACCTTTATACTTTCCGTCCTCGTCATTAATAAGAGTTGCAAAAGTGTTTACAAAGTTATTTCCTACATACGAATGCTCCATGAGTTTTAACCCATTAAAAAAATCATGTGCATGCAATGATGCAACTACTTTCTTACTATCCTTCTTGTCAATAATGACAGGTTTAAAATATTGTCCCATAATTCTAAATGTTTTAATTGTTTGTTTTTAATTGATAGTGCAAAGATAAGCAATTATCCTCACACTATCAAATAATTTTGTCTGTTTAACTTTTATTTAACATATGGCGGTACTTTGGATTTCCATAAAGCAAAGCAATATGATAACAATCAAGCACACCCATTATTTCCTTAATCTCATTAAGTTCCTTTTCTGTAAGGTCCATTTTACGTGGATATTCCAAGATAATACTATCTTTGTCAGTCTTAACTTCGGGAACACCATTTACAATGTTTACCTCCTCTGCAATTCCGTCCTTAAACAACATGGTAAACTCATGTTCAGTAAGTGGGTTCTCATCATTAAAGAAAGGACCATATCCCATGTTTATTAAAGTTTCATCACAAATATAAATCGTGTCCCAATAGCTTGATAATTCTTCCATAATTCTTAAATGTTTGTTGAACGTAAATAAATCACATCATATAAAAGGTTAATTAATTCCTCCTTTGTTAAGTTTGTAATATTAATTTTTTCTATTTTATTAGCAAGATTATTCCCACTTTTTATAAAAAACATATCTTCTAAATCACTAATAAAACTATAAACTCTACCCATTAAACAAAATACATTTCCATTTGAAAACTTAGTTATTTCTTTTCCAAAATACAAAAGTATTTCTTTAATATCATCTTCCTTGTAATTGTCTAAAACACGAAAATCTGCAATTTTATTTCTTAAACGTTTAATTGTAGCACTATCCAATCTACCTTCAAAGTCTACAATTATAATATTATTTTCCTTTGCCCACCTAAATAGCGCACAATATGCAAGTTTATCATAAACTTCTTTTATAACAATAGAGTCATTAACTTTATCAACGTCAAAACACAACGCAGGTACACTTGTATCTTTATCCGTAACATAAAAACGTCTTAAATTGAAACCAATGTTAACAACATTCAACTTAAAGTCACGTTTAACATCAAGTCCTTCAAAGTTCTCATCTTTGATAACGTATGACATATTATCAAATAATTTATCGTAATTCATAATTCTATTGTTTTATTTTGTTTACTATTGAAATACGTGTGCAAATTTAACAAGAAAAATTCAAATATACAAATTTTCCTTGTTAAATTATGTTAATAT